CCTCCACTTGTTGACATTCTGATATAATCATCTTTGGCACCGTTCATCATATTTGTGATACCGTCTTTTAAATTGTCTGCTGTTTTTTCTACTTTAATCATATTAGTCCTCCTTTGATTGTAAAATTATAGTTAAATAACCTGTAAAGATTCCTGACATCGCCATCAATCCACCAAGTAACCATTGATCAGTTTCTATCGCCCCTGCGGCACCAATCATACTCATTAAAAATATTATACCAAATAATATTGACATATTTTCTCTAAATTTTTTCATTACGCAGCCTCCAACATTGACATTGGCACTCTGTAAATTCTACCAGACAGATCAACTAAACATTTTGATTGCATAATTTTAGTAATTACACCTGGGGTCTTTTTAGTTTTTTGTACTACATTTACTTTCATACCAACTTTTAAGATAGATTTAACTTTACTTTTAATCAAATCATTAATTAAATCTTTAGTAGTGTTTAATTCATCAACACTCATACTAAATAAATGATTATTAAAGATTTTCATTTCGTCACCGATATTGTTTTTCATAGTGTTTTCTCCTTTGTTTTTCATATACGTTTATAATACACGGAATAAATACAATTGTCAATAGGTAAAACCAAAAAAATATGCACAAAAAACCCTTAATTTTAGTCACTTTTTTACTTTTTTTGTTCACTTTTTGTTCTGGTTGTGTAAAAAACCTTGAAAATTGTAAATTTTTACCAAAAATTGAGTTAGAAGAACGAAAAAATACCGAATCAATTGACAAAAAAATGACAACAGATGAAAAAATTGTTGATTCTATAAAAAACGGAACAACATCAGCTACAGCGAGTTGTAATTTTTAAGATAAATATAAGAAAAAAAGGAGTATCTATGGCTTATTGTCAAAATTGTGGACACGATTGCCACTGCGGTGGTAAATGTATGCAAGAACAGACCAATGAATTTAACGAAAAATATAAAATTGAATGCTGTGGTAACTGTAGACACGAAAATAATAAAATAAATCATAAAAAAGATGGATCTTTAGACGTAGATTCATTTAATGGAGCTTAAAATGGCAAAAATGCGTGAATTTGTTTTTTGGAATGACCAAGGACAAGAAGAAAAAACTGAACAAATGAGTTTAACAAAGGCAGTTAAGTCAATTCAAACAAAATTTAAAGATACTTTTATAGGAGTTGAGTATATTTCTAAAAAAGGTAAGAAAATTTCCGAAGGAATACAATTACCTTGGGGAAGAAGTAAGAAATTAGGTAGATAATGGCAAAACTAGCAAAAGAATATGTTAGACACGAAAGAATACCTAAAAAAACTTCACAAGGAAATAGAAAAAGAAAAATAAAGTTTAGTTCTATGAACAAATCTAAAAAAAGAACGTGGAAAGCGTATAGAGGACAAGGGAGACCTTGTTAAATGCCAGGTATTGCTAGAAAAACAGATGACGCCGCTGGTGGTAATGCAATAGATGGTAGTGATAATGTTTTTGTAAACGGCAAGGGCGTAGTACGAAAGGGGGATAGAGTTGCTTCTCACGGGTTACCACCTCACTCACCCACACCTCCTATGGTAGGTAGTTCAAGTACAGTAAGAGTTAATAGTATATTCATATGTAGAGCTGGCGATACTGCCTCGTGTGGTCACGCAATTTCAGGTTCTTCAAATGTTTTATCTAATTAGTGTATAAATATTGTTATGCCTAGTTATAGTGTAGAAAACGTATCAAATAACTCTAAAAGAGCAAGTCGAATTTACAAAGATTTAGATTTAGACTTTGGGAGAAACACTGTAACCAATGATGTTAATAAATTAACTGATGTTGAAGCTGTAAAAAGAAGTGTTAGAAATTTAATTCAAACTAATCACTTTGAAAGACCTTTTCACCCTGAGATCGGTGGAAATGTAAGAGCATTATTATTTGAACCTATTACACCTTTGACAGCTCTTAACTTACAAAGAAAAGTAGAAGAAGTTTTAAATAATTTTGAACCAAGAATTAAATTAACACAAATTATAGCAAGACCTGATATAGATGGTAATAGATACCAATTAGAAATTAAATTTTATGTAATAGGAGTTACCAATCCAATTACAGTAGAAACATTTTTAGAAAGATTAAGATAAAATGGCAAGTAATAAATTAGAAGTTTCAGAATTAGATTTTGATAATATAAAAGCAAATTTAAAAACATTTTTACAAAATCAATCAGAGTTCCAAGATTATGATTTTGAAGGTTCTGGTTTTGCTGTTCTATTAGACGTACTTGCTTATAATACTCACTATCTAGGTTTCAATGCTAATATGTTGGCAAATGAAATGTACCTAGATAGCGCTGACATTAGAAAAAATATTGTGTCATTAGCAAAGATGTTAGGTTACACACCAACATCACCAAAGTCACCAACAGCATCTATTGACATTTTAGTAAATAATGCTTCAGGTACTTCTATCACAATGGCAAAAGGTACGACCTTTACTTCTTCTGTTAGTGGAACAACTTATCAGTTTGTAACAAATGCTGCTCACACAATTACACCAAGTTCAGGTGTTTATAATTTTTCAAGTATTCCAATTTACGAAGGTACATTAGTTACATTTAAATACACAGTAGATACTTCTGATCCAGATCAAAGATTTATTATTCCAAGTGTAAATGCTGATACATCTACTTTAAAAGTACAAGTACAAAATTCAGTTTCAGATACAACAACAGCAACTTGGACAAAAGCTACAGGATTTACATCTTTAGATAATACATCAAGGGTTTATTTTTTACAAGAAGGTGAAGATGGTAAGTTTGAAGTTTATTTTGGAGATGGTATTGTTGGTAAATCATTAGCAGATGGTAACATAGTTATATTAGAATATATTGTTTCAAATAAAGCTGAAGCAAATGGTGCTTCTACTTTTACACTATCAAGTAATGTTGGTGGATTTACAGATGTTACAATTACAACTAAATCAAGTGCTCAAGGTGGCGCAGAAGCTCAAACAAAAGAGTCAATACGATTTAACGCACCATTACAATATGCTAGACAAGATAGAGCAGTTACAACAACTGACTATGAAACTTTAGTACAAGAAATTTATCCAAACGCACAATCAGTTTCTGCGTGGGGTGGAGAAGATGACGAAACACCAGTTTACGGTGTAGTAAAGATTGCGATTAAAGCAGCATCAGGTTCTACACTTACAGATACTACAAAAGAAAGTATCAAAGCACAATTACAAAAATACAATGTTGCCTCTGTTCGACCAGAGATTGTCGATCCAGAAACTACATCTATCTTATTGACTACTACAGTTAAGTATGATGAAAAGTCAACAACAAAAACTTCAGAAACATTAAAATCTGAAATTACAACAGCGATTTCAAATTATAATACAAATACATTACAAAAGTTTGATGGTATATTCAGACATTCAAAAGTTACAGGATTAATTGATGATGTTGATACAAGTATATTATCAAACGTAACTACATTAAAGATTAGAAAAACATTTACACCTACTTTAAGTGCATCTACAAAGTATGACATTTATTTTAGAAATGGAATATTTAATCCACACACTGGACATAAATCAAGTATTGGTGGTGTTGTTACAACATCAGGTTTTAAAGTTCCAAATGATAATAATGTTTATTACCTTGATGATGATGGAAGTGGAAATATAAGAAGATATTATTTTGTAGGTTCAGTAAGAACCTATGTAAACAATACACAAGGAACAGTTAGTTACTCAACAGGTCAAATTACAATTAACTCATTGACAGTTGCGTCAGTAGAAAATATACGAGGCGCTGCTTCATCTGTAATAGAAATAACTGTAGAACCTTCATCATATGACATTGTTCCAGTAAGAGATCAGATTTTAAATATAGATACAGCAAACTCAACAATCACAGTAGAGGCAGATACCTTTGTTGGTGGCTCTGCTGATGCTGGTGTTGGATACACAACAACATCTAACTACTAATGGCAAAGTTCACAGACAAAATATCTAACCTGATTAATCAACAGGTTCCAGAGTTCGTACTCGAACAACACCCTAAATTTTTAGAATTTCTAAAAACATATTATACATTTATGGAGTCAGCCGAGTTAGGTGTTACTTCAGTTCAAACAACAGATGGTATTCAATTAGAAACAGAAACAGCACAAACAAATGAATTAATATTAGATGGTTCTCGTATTGATACAGATAGAACACAACTAGACGCTGGTGATAAGGTTCTTTTAGAAAGTTCTACTTACGGAAAGTTTACCAGAGGTGAAACAATCACAGGTCAAACTTCAAAAGCAACTGCAACTGTACTTGCTGAAGATTTAGATAATAATAGATTATTCATATCGGCACAAGACAAATTTATAGAGGGTGAATCAGTTGTTGGTGCCAGTTCAAACGCAACAGCATTAATCAATACTTACAAGCCAAATCCAGTTCAAAGCATACAAGACTTATTAAATTTTAGAGATCCTGATAAAGTAATATCTAACTTCTTAACAAAATTTAGAAATGAATTTTTAAATACTTTACCTGAAACATTAAGTTCAGGAGTAAATAAAAGAAATCTAATTAAAAATGTTAAATCACTTTATCGAGCTAAAGGTACAAATAGAGGACACGAATTATTTTTTAGATTACTATTTGGATTAGAATCAGAAACAATATATCCTAGAGAAAATATTTTAAGAGCATCGGATGGTAAATGGGATACAAAAAAGATTATAAGAGCAATCGGTACAATAGGTGATACCTCTGATTTGATTGGAAGATCAATTGAAGGTGAAACATCTGGCGCTACTGCGATTGTAGAAAACGTATTTAAATTTCAAATTGGAGCAAATGAAGTTTCGGAATTTATAATTAATGAAGATACAATATCAGGTACTTTTCAAACAAGTGAAGTTTTACGAGGAACAGCTAGTGGTGATGATGATATTTTTATTAAAGCAACTGTTACAGGTATACCCTCAACTACAACTATTTCAAATGATGGGTCTTTATACAATGAAACAGATAGTGTAACAATTTCAGGTGGAGGTCAAGGTGCCATTGTTCAAATTGATGCTGTGGGTCGAGGTGGTATAACAGAATTTATTATTGATAGTGCTGGCTCTGGATATGAGATAGGTGATGATATTATTTTTACAAATACAGATACAGGTGGTGGTTCAGCTTCAGCAAAAGTTTCAGTAGTTAACGGAAGTTTTACACAAGAAACTTCAACATCTTCAGTGGACGATCATATTATTTTAGAAGATGAAACTACAAGAGGTGATCCATACACAGGAAATAAAATTGTACAAGAAAGTGGTACAGGTTCAGGAGATATTACAGATATAAGAATTATTAATGCTGGAAATAATTATAGATCATTACCAGTAGTCACTGTTGATGATACAAATGGTTCAGGCGCTGTTGTTTACGCTTATGGTAATGAAATTGGAAGAGTTCTTGGATTAAAAATTGTAGAATCAGGTTCAGGTTATGAAG